CGCCATCACTTTCGCCTTCAATTTCACCGTCTGAATCACCAAGCCAAAGCTTATCCCCTTCGATTTCACCGAGTTTGAGTCCAAGCCTCAGTCCTTCCATCAGCTCTTCAATTTCACCAAGTGAAAGCCAAAGCCTTAGCCCGAGCCTCTCTCCGTCAATCAGCCCTTCTGTCTCCCCAAGCCAAAGTCTTTCTCCTAGTCTTAGCCCTTCGATTTCACCAAGTCAGTCATTGAGCCAAAGTTTATCACCGAGTCTTTCACCTTCAGCCTCACCTAGTATTAGCTTAAGTCCTTCTTTCAGTCCTTCCCTCTCCCCGAGCATTAGCCCATCGATAAGTCCAAGTGAATCACCTAGTCAAAGCTTGTCACCAAGTTTGAGCCCTTCGGTTTCGCCATCGGTTAGTCCGAGCCAAAGCTTGTCGCCGAGCTTCAGCCCATCGCTAAGTCTGAGCATTAGTCCGTCAATTAGCCCGAGTGAATCACCTTCATTAAGCCCTTCAGTTTCACCGAGTATTTCATTAAGTCCATCTTTAAGCCCAAGTCTTTCTCCGTCAGTTAGTCCAAGCATAAGCGTTTCCCCTAGCCTGTCACCAAGTATAAGTCCGTCATTGTCTCCATCTTTTTCCCCTTCTATCAGTCCTTCAATAAGTTTGAGCCCTTCCTTGTCGCCTAGCTTCAGTCCGTCACTAAGCCCAAGTATTAGCCCAAGTATCAGCCCAAGCGTCAGTTTGTCCCCGAGCCTGAGTCCTTCGATTAGCCCTTCGGTTTCTCCAAGCCAAAGCCTATCTCCAAGTCTCAGCCCTTCGATTTCCCCTTCTGTCAGCCCTTCTTTAGCAGAGAAGATGCTTTTGGTGGATTATTGGGCAGTCACTTTTCCTGGCGTTTCATTTTCCCCTTCGGTATCGCCTAGTGTCTCATTAAGCCCATCTCTCAGCCCAAGCTTTTCTCCTTCGGTTAGCCCAAGCGTCAGTATCAGCCCAAGTTTATCGCCATCAATCAGCCCTTCCATATCCCCTTCTGTTAGCCCTAGTGTTTCCCTAAGCCCTTCATTGTCTCCAAGCCTAAGCCCATCGGTTTCTCCAAGTGTGAGCCTATCCCCTTCTCTTAGCCCAAGCGTTTCTCCTTCATTAAGCCCGTCGTTCTCTCCGAGTATCTCACCTTCTATTTCTTTAAGCCCAAGCATTTCTCCTTCCCTAAGCCCTTCGGTAAGCCCTAGTGTTTCGCTTTCTCCATCGTTCAGTCCAAGTTTTAGTCCGTCTGTTTCGCCGAGTATTTCACTCAGTCCATCTTTGAGCCCTTCTATTTCGATAAGTCCATCAATTAGTCCTTCGCTTTCGCCTTCTGCTTCACCTTCTGTTTCCCCTTCGATCAGTCCATCATTATCCCCAAGCCTTTCGCCAAGTATATCGCTATCCCTTTCGCCTTCATTGTCACCATCAGTATCGCCAAGTTTTAGCCCCTCGTTTTCGCCATCAGTCAGCCTAAGCCCTAGCCTATCGCCAAGCTTAAGCCCATCATTGTCTTTGTCGTTAAGTCCCTCGCTGTCGCCCCCAGTTTCCCTTTCTCCCAGTGTCAGCCCATCAGCAAGTCCTTCAATTAGCCCGTCAGTTAGTCCTTCTCCTAGCGAGTTTGTCCATTTGGGGCATGGCAGAGGCAAGAGGAAGGGTCTATATGACTGGGATGAGGACGGGGAAGGATTTGAAGGTAAGGAACATAAGCCGCTTTCTGGTAAGAGGGAGGCTGTCCTGTATAATCAAGATGATACCCCTATCTTATTTAGCGGCACGGGACGCTTAGACGATATTGGTTAAAACTGTCGGCTTTTTAGTATAAAAAATGGCACGCCTATATCACACCGGCTTTGAATGGCAGTCGTTGCCTGCTGAAGTTTCCGTTCCGAGTGAGAACGGGACAGAAGCCATAGACACTACGACTAAGCATTCTGGCAGTGCTTCTCTGAAATGCTCTGGGTCGATTGCTTCGACGAACTACTGCGGAGTAGCCCACCAGGTAACGATGGCCACCGACATTTATGCCCGCTGGTATATCTACATAGATTCCCTTACGAGTAATGCGGCGGGTTCGGTAGTGGCGACAATGGACCTGTGGGACAGCGACGGGTCTGATAATGCCGTTTCGGTAGCTATTGGTAATGTGAGTGGAACGCTGACCACCAATATTTATATTAACAATTGGGCAAGTTCTATTTCGAACACTGCCTCATTTTCCTTCGATACTTGGCATAGGGTAGAGCTTTACTACAAGTCTTCTGGCGGGGCTGGTGCCGACCAGGTTACCATGAGACTGGACGGGGTGCAAGTTGCCGATTCCAGTACCTTGACGCTTTCCCACGTTCCAGCCTCTTGGCAGTGTGGGATATATAATGGCTCCGCTTCGGCAGATACGGCCAGTGTTGTCTATTTTGACGATATCGCTATAAATGATACGACTGGCTCATTCAATAATTCCTGGTGTGGAGATGCGGAAATTGTTGCTCTTGTTCCTGTCGGGGCAGGTGATAATGCGGCGGATACGGGTATCTATTCGTATATCAACGAGATACCACCAAGCGACACGGCAACGTCCGGGTCAACGATGATCGAGCTGGATACTACCACTTCGATTGGGGACTATACGGTTACTGCCCCGGCCACAGCTGGCATAGGAGATTCGGACACGGTGAACGCCGTTAGCGTATTGGCCCGTGTCAGGGAAGAAGCGACAGGAACTTCTAATTACACCCTTAGGATAAAATCGGCTTCTGGCGGAACGGTAAGCGCAAGCTCTTCGCTGGACGCTGGTAATGCCACTGTACGAACCAACCCGAGTGGCACTACCGCCTTTGGAAGTAAGCTTATTTCTAATTCCGATCCTACCACTGGGCTTGCTTGGACAGTCGCAGGAACAAACTCGTTGGCCAATATGCAGGTTGGGGCGGCGACCACCGATGGCTCGCCCGATGTCTGGGTGTTGGCATTGGCCGCTATGGTTGAATATGTGCCAGCCGCTGGTGGTACGTCTTTCAGCCCCAGTAAGTCACCTTCGGCCAGTCCATCCAAGTCGCCGAGCTTGAGCCCTTCTTTGAGCCCTAGCGCCAGCCCTTCGGTTTCGCCCAGTGTGAGCTTAAGTCCTTCGGCCTCCCCCAGCTTGTCGCCATCGGTTTCACCAAGTTTTTCCCCATCTGTATCGCCCAGCGTTTCTATTTCGCCTTCAAAGAGCTCTTCGCTTTCACCAAGCGTTTCACCTTCTGTTAGCCCGTCTATAAGTCTTAGCCCATCAATCAGCCCGTCAATATCCCCATCGGTATCGCCGACACCAAGCGGCGTCCCTACATGGACCACTGAACCTGGTGCCTGGATGGATATCGGGAATGCCAACGCCACTGCTGAATATCAAGATGGAAGATATCTGAATGTCTTGAATCCCTTTTATTACTATCTCGATACTGACGGAACGTTGGTACTGATGACGGCCGACGATGGGGCTAATGGCTATAGTGCGGCAAACGCCGCAGATGTGAAAGCCTATTCCGACAAGCAATATTTTACTGTCGCCGGCAATACGATAGGCGACATAAGGGCTTTGATAACCAGCTCAACGAATAAGACCACTTTTCAGAATACTGTTAAGGCAATGCTTGACAGTACTGGTTTTACCGGGGTCGATGTTGACTTTGAGGATGTTTGGAACTGGACAGCAACCGATTATACCAATTTCAAGACTTTCTTAGACGATCTGGGTGATTTCCTTCATGGCTATGGCTACGAGCTTCAGGTGGACCTACCGGCTTTCATCAATCAGACTTTTGAGGAATACACCGTCCTGCGATATACCGATTTTGACGCCCTTCCGATAGACCGCATCGTCATAATGGCCTATGCCTATATGTATGACGGCGTGGTTGGTGATCCGGTAGCCCCGACCAGCTATATCGAAGATACTTGTGACTATGTTATGTCTAAGATCACCGATATTAGCAGGATTGTTATGGGTGTTCCGTCGTTTGGTTATCACGGGACAACGGGCGGGTCAGATTTTGTGGAGGACACGAAACTGCAGTCTTCGACATATACCGGCTATGATACAGCGGCTAGGGACGATGGCTCTTATGAAATGAAGTGGGCCAATGGCGGGCAAAGCTACCTCTACCAAGATAGTACCGCCATGAACAACAAGAGGTTGATAATTCAGAATAAGGGTATCCAGCATGTTCAGGTATGGGTTCTTGGCGACAATGACTGGTTTACTGGGGATGAAACTGTGTCAGAATCGCCCAGCATTAGTCCTTCAGTATCCCCTTCGTTAAGCCCATCTCTTTCGCCTTCGGTCAGTCCTTCTGCTGGCGGTTCATTCTCGCCTTCGGTCAGCCCTTCAGTAAGCCTGAGTCCTTCAGCCTCACCGTCTATTAGTCCAAGCCTGTCGTCTTCGAAAAGCCCTTCAAAGTCGCCATCGGCCTCGCCGTCAAGAAGCCCAAGCATATCGCCATCTATCAGCCCGTCCATAAGCATTTCTCCTTCGGTTTCGCCCTCGGTCGCGGCTGGATACGTCTTGAATGGGATTGAATTGCCAAGGCCAAAATTTCTCAAGCGGGAATTCATAAACATAGGAGTGGACCATAACGTCTTGACTGGCAAAACCTGCCGCGACTACCACTCGGTAAAGGAAAAGTACCTCCTCTCATGGGAAGTCTTATCAAAAACAGAAGTGGACACGATTTTAGGGATTGTTGCTCTAGGAACGGCGGTTGATTTTTATATCAACGTGGAGGGTTTCCAGATATCTCTGACCAGTGTCATCCCGTATGTCGCTTCGATTAGCTATTCCGTACTTGGAGACAGTTATATTGGTTCGCTGGAGCTAGAGCTTATTGAAGAAGAAACATAAGCGTACTTTTGGGCCTGTATATTTGACAAGCCCTTTTTTATGGTTCATAATTTAATTTGAGATATGGCTAAGAAAATGCTTCATACAAAAGCCGAAGTCCTCAAGGAAAATATCAGCGTGGACGAGGGTGTTGTTGACGCGGTAGTCGGTTCGACCAGTGTCATAGACAGAATGGGTGACCTGATCGATCAGGCTGGTTGGAATCTCAACAACTATTCACAGAATCCTGTCATCCTTTGGGGGCACAATGTTAAGGAGGAACGTCCGCCTATCGGCAAGGCACTGAAGGTCTGGGTCGAAGGGAAACAGGCCAGGACTAAAAAGCTCATGTTTAAGGTTAAGTTTGATCTCCAGGACAGCTTCGCCGCAGAAATATTCAGGAAAGTGAAGGATGGATTCGTCAACACAGTTTCGGTAGGCTTTTTGCCTACGGAGTGGGAGGAAATGGATAAGGATAAAGGGCCGTTTGGTGGCAGGAAGTACACTAAGCAGGAACTACTGGAACTTTCCTTCGTTCCGGTTCCAGCGAACCCAGAGGCTTTGGTAACTCTCCGGTCATTGGCGGCAGAGGATAAGCGGTTCGAGCCTATGGAACTAGATGAGCTCTTTCCTCAGGTTTCTATAAAATTAAGCAAGGATGAGGTTGTTAAGCCTTACCCTAACGAGCATTCTTGTAGGCTCGCCTCGCCTGACGACTTTCAGGACAACTCTTTTAGGAGGGTCACAAGGAAGCATGACGGCAAGGATTATTCGGTGATTATGGCAAAGAAAAAGAGCGAAGACGTCATGTCGGACCAGGCTTTCCGTTACCCTAAAGATATTTGGGCCACTGAGGAGGCAGAGAGCCATTGCAAAGATCATGATGGCACTTTCGAGCCAGCTAATGAGGAAAGCCTCTATGATGGGGATATGGCTGGGACAAGTCCTTCTTCTTCGGTTACTAAGGTTGCAGAGGATAAGCCAGTAGAAGAAGAGCCGGTTGAGGAGAAGCCGGTTGAAGATGTCCCTTCGGCAGAACCGGCCAAAGAGCCTGAACCAGAACCCAAGCCCGAACCAAAAGCCGAGCCAGAAGCAATAGCTAAGGGAACGATTGGTTTTAAGGATTACGGCATGGCCCCGGAAACGGAAGCATGGGACGGGCCAGGCGAAGTTGCCAAGGCGGACGTCAAAGGGCTGAAAGCAATCTGTGCTTGGTTTGATAGCGGGTCGCCAGACAACAAGAGTTCTTACAAGCTTCCCCATCATAAGGCGGATGGCTTCAAATGTGTTTGGAGGGGCGTGGCGGCGGCAATGGCGGCGCTTCTTGGGGCAAGGGGAGGGGCGCAGATTCCCGACGGGGACAGGAAAGGCGTCTTTAACCACCTGAAGAAACATTATGTGCAGTTTGAGAAAGAGGCTCCGGATTTCAAGATGGTTGAAGATCAGGTATTAGCAAAGTTAGAGGATGAGGTGCATGCCTTGACTCTCGACAGGGAAGAGAAGCACGCAGTCAGGCTCATCAAGAAGGTATTAAGGAACCAGCGCGATGATAAGGCTGGTTATACTTCACTGCAGGTCAAGCAGGCCTTGCAGATCATTAATTCCGCTCTATCGCTTTACAAACAAAACTCGTAGGAAAGGAGGTGGATTACGAGAGGTTAATCCCATTGCCTTATGGCAGTGGTAAATCCTCGAGTGCTAGTGTGATAGCTAGAAAAAAAACAAAGCCATGGATATCAAGAAATTTGAAGATGATTTGAAGGGTATGTTCCAGAAATATGGACTGAAGGCGGATGGTGATGAGCCAGCCGTGTCCGACGAGCCAGTAGAGGAAACTCATAAGACTGGCGAAGATGCGCAGGTTGTGGCGGGTTTGGCAGGGGAGATCGCCGAGAAATTGGCGGGGATCCTGACTGAGAAGAAGAAATTGACCCCTGAAGATTCGCAGGAATTGAACCAGAATATCCGCTCCAAGATTTTCACTTCTTGGGGAGGGCTGAGAGAAGTTGAATATCCGACCGATCTTTCGTCTTTGACGAAGGAGGAAAAGATTGTCAACTTTTTCAAGGCGCTGGTCTTTTCGGGCTCTGATGCCGAATCGAATAGGGTGTTGAGGGCTCTTGTCGAAGGGACGACCACCGAAGGTGGCTATCTCGTTCCTGAAGAGCTTAGGACAGAAGTGTTTAGGGTTTTGCCGGACCAGACGGTAATGAGGAAGATCGCAAGGGTACTGCCGATGTCAACCGATACGCTGAAGCTTAACAGCTTAAGCGCAAGGCCGACAGCCTATTGGACTTCCGAATATGCGTCCAAGTCAACCACTTCTGCTGAATTCGATCAGGTTTCACTGACGCCAAACGACCTTGTGTGTCTGTTGCCTATTTCGGAGCAGTTGCTGGCCGATGCCAACATCAACCTCGTTCAGTTCATTATTGAACTGTTTGCCGAGGCGATCGGGTTGGCGGAGGATAAGGCGTTCTTCACTGGTAATGGTACCGGACAGCCTAGGGGTATCTCGATTGAGACTATCTCTAATGCCGCTGTTGCAGGAGCAACGATTTCTTTTGACGACATCTTGAGGTTGATCGATATGGTGCCGCAAAGGGCATCGCAGTCGCCGAAGGCGGCTTTTGTCGGTCACAGGTATGTCAAGAGGATCTTGAGGACGCTGAAGGATACGGCCAACAACTATATCTGGAGGGATGCACGCGGCGGAGTCGGTGGTGGAGGTGAAGTAATAAAGCTTCCCGACACCATTTACGGTTATCCGTTCTATGAGCAGAATGACGTCAGTCAGTCCGAGCTGTATTTCGGCGATTGGTCGAATTACATCATCGGTGATCGGCAGACTATGTCTGTCCAGACGACTAACGTTGGTGGTGATGCTTGGAGAAGGAACGCCGTCGAGATCAAGGCAGTGGAGAGGGTTGACGGCCGTGCCGTCATTCTTTCGCCGTTTGCCAAGCTGACCGCGATTTAGTGTTTCGTAGCTATCGTGCTAGCGCATAACTCAGCACGAGGGCGATGACCTCACATCATGGAGGCCTCCTGTAACGGGAGGCCTCTTGTTTGACAATGGCAGTAGTCGGGACTATTATGAAGTTAAGAAGAGTTGGTCTTCTCTGGCTAGGGCAGGAGAGGAACCCAGTGTGTGTCTATTTTGGCAACAACCTCCCCTCCTGTTCCTGCTTGAGATGATCAGAATACGCATAAAGGCGACAGGCGAGATAAGGGAGGCCACCAGGAATGAGGCCTTCGACCTTATTGATCGCGGGGTCGCTGAATTATTCAAGGGCCATCCTGTCCCTGTATATAAGGTCGAGCAGGAAAGGGAAAACCTCTATACCAACCGGCAGATGAGGACGTCTGGTAATGGTATGGTTCCAGACAAAGACAGGCCTGGCAAATAGCCTGAATCCTTAAATGCATTTAAGGATTGGCCTCTTCGCTTGATAAGTTGTTCTTCTGGTGTAATAATGGAATGGAAGGAAACAAAGAATGGCGGTTAAATCCTACGCACTAACGACACCGACACGGGCGGCAGAATATATGGGGATAAGTGTCCCTACGGGTACCAATCTTAGCGTCCTCGAAAGAACCATAGACTCGGCGACCGACTTCATTGAGGGGATTATTGGGCGAAGGTTAAAAAAGACCACATATACGCAGGAGATGTACGATACTGAAAGGGCTGAGACGCTCAACCTTAAGAACTTCCCCGTTATCAGCTCGGAAACTTTTACCTTGGAGCGAAGAAGTAGCGCTTTGAATGAGGATGACTGGGACACGGTTGATACAGAATATTACCATGTGGATTATAACTCTGGAGTTATCCAAGGGGCAGGCGGGTTGAGGTTTGCCAGGACTGTCAAGGGATACCGCGTCACTTATACGGCCGGATATGATTTTGATAACACAACGACTTTCCTGGGGGACATTTCAGAAGTCGGTGACCTCGAACTGGCGGCTTGGATATTGGTCGAGGCGATCTGGAACAACAAGAAAGGTGGCTTCAGTATTGCTTCCGAAAGGATTGGCGATTATAGCGTAACTTACAGGAAGGCTTTGCTGGAGAATGAAGATTTGAAATCTATCCTAGACAAGTATTCTGCCTTTGACCTGCCAGCCGTTATCACCCCATACCAGGAGGACTAGGTGGCGATACACAGGTTCTTTACAAAGGACATAGTCATAAGGAGGCTTTCGACGGTTAGCGGGTACAAAAAATCGTTTCAGAGTACCGCCACTGTCGAGGGGCATATACAGGAGATGTCGAGGCAGACAAGGGAAAGGCTCGGCATAGTCGAGGAGAGGGCTTGGTATGCCTGGTTCGACATCAACGAGGACGTTAGGGAAGGTGATATCCTTATGGACGAATATGGTACCGAATACAGGGTTACTGAGGTTACCAAGAAGGATTACGGCACGAACGAGCACCGGCAGGTAATAATGCAGGAGGCCAACGAATGACAGAATTACATTTAGATTTTACTCCGCCATTAGCAAGCTTAGGAAATGCTTTTCAGAAAGTTGAAGTAGCTTCTCTTGTCAGCAAGGCAATCAACGAGGCGGCGGCTAGGACGGAAAGATTTGGCAAGCAACTGTCACCAGTGGATACTGGAAGGCTGAGGGCAAGTATCGGCTTCACGCTAGCTACGGTGCAGACGCTGAAGTCGGTAATAGAAACCCATACAGAATATGCCGTCTTTGTACACGAAGGAACTCGGTATATGAGGGGTAGACCATTTATGGAAACTGGCGCTGGATTTGCTGTTGGAGACTTGCCGACTGATGCCTCTGGCAGGATAGAGCAGGAATTTATAAAAGTATTCAAATCTTTGCACTAAGATGAGTTGGAAAATAATTAGGCCACAATTAAAAACGCTTTTGGATACCGTTTCAACCCTGCAGGAAGTATCTAAGGCCCCGAAGATCAAGTTTGGCGGTTATCCTGCCGCCCATATAGTTCCATCTGAAAATTCTGGCGATTATGAGACGACAAAGGAAAATATCAGGACGTACTCCTTTACCGTCAGGCTTTTTTATGAAACCAAACAGACAACCATTGAAGATGCCATGCTTGCCTTGGAGGAGGTTGTTGACAGCGTAATTGACTTGTTCGACCAGGAGGACATGAAAGGGGTTACCACTAGGACAGTCGGGATCGGCTTGCCGGATGGCTACACTTTTATCAATATTTTTGCTACCCCTGGCCGGTGGGGAGTGCTCGAGGAGGACCAGCTCCTAATGGCTGAGATTATTGTTAGGGTAAGAATATCCATTGACGTATCTTGACTTATTTGACAAGCCATTTTTTATGGTTCATAATTTAACCTAGATATGACCAAGTTCATAGGCCGTTTGGTGAATGTCGGAGTAGGCAGGGAAAGCACACGAGGAGCAGGGGCAACCCCAGCCTACGAGGTTCCTAATACCTCCTTTTCCTTCGATGACAAAGTAGTCAAGGCTCGTTCTGTTGGTTCGTTGAGTAATATCACTGACAGTGAGGAAGCATTCGTCACTACCAAGTATGGTCAGGGCGACCTGGAGGGTGAGATTAGGAGCAAGTCTTTTGGTCTTTTCCTCTATGCAATGCTGGGGACATACAGCGTTGCCGGCCCAACTGACTCCGCTTACACGCACTCCTTCACTGTTAGCCAGAGCAACCAGCACCAGTCGCTGGCCATAGTTGTCTCCGATTCTAACACTACAGAACTTTATAAGCTGGTGATGCTAGACAGTTTGGAGATAAGGCTGGAGTTGGACCAGATTGCCACCTTTGCCGCCTCATTTATGAGCAAGTGCGGCAGGAGTACGGGTTTGACTGTTCCGGCGGTGGTTGCCGAAAGCAAGTTTACCAAGAAGCACCTGTCCGTCAAGCTGGCCGATGCGGTCGGCAATTTAGCGGCGGCAACGGCGATATCCGTCAAGAGTATTTCCCTAAAGATTAGCAAGAACGTGGCCTTGGACGATGTTCTTGGCACGGCAGAACCAGAAGATATCCTCAACCGCCAGCTTTCGGTAGAAGGCGAGATAACCCTCAACTACGAGGCCGAGACCTACAAGAACTACATGAAGAATGATACCAACAGGGCGATGGAGATCGCCTTTACTAATACTGACGCAACCATTGGCACTGGTACGAACCCGTCATTGACGATCCAGATGCCAAAGGTCGATTTTTTCGACTGGGAGCCGTCCTATGATTTGGACGAGATCGTCACGCAGAAGATCAGTTTTAAGGGCAGTAGGGACGTCACGAATTCGCTGGAAGTCATAAGCACCTGCTCATTGGTGAATGACGTCACTACGTACACCTAGGAAGGCTGGGTAATATGAAAAAATTCGGTATAGTCAAAAAGTTCTCTTTGGATTTTCTTGGCGAAGGCTGGAAGGACGCCTATATCAATTTCAGTCCCCTGACGATTGTTGACATAAAGACGAAGTTCCCTTCCCTGCTGAAGCTCAGCGCCGAGAATAAGGACGATGTCATCAAGGGAGTTGATTCCGTTTTGATAATGATGAAGGAAAAGTTTGTTGACGGTAAGGCTGTCGAGTCCAGCGGTGGCCTGGTTGACCTAACAGTGGACGACCTGGAGCAGTTGCCTGTGGAGGTATTGTCGAGGGCGCTAAGTTTTTTATCCCAAGGAGCCACGCCAAGTATTCAGGCGCCTTCCGGGAAATCCTGAATGCCAAAGGACCACTCCGTAACCTGAAAGGGAAATACCTAAAAGCGATGGACTTCATTGAGCAATACGCCTACCGCAAGGAGTTTGGCCTAAGCTATGGCGACTTCCTAAAAGAACCCCTGGAATTCTACCTGGTCAATAAAGAAATAATGGCGATCATAGCCGAGATCAACAGAGCCAATATTAGGAAGGCAGAAAGGGATTCCAAGCATTAAATTAGACTTTTCTTTCAATGACTTTATAATGAGATTAGATGGAAGAAAGGATGGTGATGTAAAATAGCCGCGACTACAAATGTTGAGGTAATAATCAGCGCAAAAGACAATGCCTCATCGGTAATAAAAGGGGTTGGGTCCTCAGTTTCCAAGACAGCAAAAGGGATAGAGGTTGACTATAAGGCCGCTGGATTGGCGGCTGGCGCCTTTCTCGGCTCGTTGACCGCTTTGGCTGCTGGTGCAGTGAAGGTCGCCTCATCCTTTGAGCAAAACCGCATTTCATTTGAAACGATGCTTGGCTCGGCTGACAGGGCCAAGAGGATGATGGCAGATTTAGCAAAGTTTACATTGGAGACCCCCTTTGAAATGTCGCAAGTAACCGAAGGGGCGAAGAAGCTTCTAGCCTATGGTACTGCGGCCGATGATATCATCCCTACTTTTAAGATGCTTGGCGATATCGCGGCTGGTGTCGGGATGGAAAAGCTACCGAACCTTACGCTGGCGTTCGGGCAAGTCCAGGCGGCTACCAGGCTTACAGGAATGGAACTAAGGCAGTTTACCGAGGCTGGCGTGCCTTTGCTGGATATGTTATCGGAACAGATGCAGAAGCCAGTTTCCGCGATCAAGGATATGGTTAGCGCTGGTGAGGTTGGCTTTGAGGATGTCAGGAAAGCCTTGGCCTCTTTGGCTGGCGAAGGCGGAAAGTTTGAGAACATGATGCTAAAGCAGTCCAAGTCCTTCAGTGGGTTAATGTCCAACATTAAGGATAAGATCAGCCAGGCCATGTCAGAGATCGCCGGAGTATCGGTTGCCACCGGTGAGATAAGGGAGGGTAGCCTATTTGCTGTTCTTAAGGAAGCGGCAGAGAAACTCTATGCAATTCTGAATGTTGTTACTCCTAAGCTAGTAGAATTTTCCAACTGGTTCGCACAGAACCAAGCCGCTTTAGCTATAACGGCTGGAATTATTGGTAGCTTATTGGTTTTGGCTCTTGTAGCGCTTGTGTCTGCCCTTAGCACGGCTCTTGTCCTCATGGGTACTTTTGCGGCGGCAGGTGCGGCAATTGGGGCCGTTGCCTACCTAATCTATCAAGCTTGGACGACTAATTTTCTGGGAATACAGGATGCAGTCAAGGTGTGGTCAGAATTCTTTATATCTGCATGGGGATGGGTCAAAGTAGCGATAGAAAACGTGACTAATTGGCTTACTTCTACTGCATTACCAGCTATCCAAGCATTCTTTACTTTCACTTATAACTTACTGATGTATTTCGTCGCTGTATGGCAATTTGGGTGGGCAGTTATCAAAACTGTCGCCCTTACTGTTTTTAACTGGTTCTGGGATTGGGCTGGTCCAACTATAATGGCTTTCTTCGATATGGTTATCTCTTATCTGCAATCTTGGGTAGCGGGCTGGAAGTTACGGTTCGATCTAATTGTGGCTATTGTTAAAGAAGTCACTGGTTGGTTTATGACTTATGTTTATCCAACTTTGCAATCCGCTTTCAACTCGATTGCTAGTGCCGTCAATTGGCTTTGGAAGCAATTCGAAGAAAGGTTCAACTGGATTAAGGAAAAGGTTGAAAGTGTGATCTCTTTCATTAGAAACTTGATTGACAACTTCAAGCCAAAGATTGACATTGGGATAAACCTTCCCGATATTGAAGGCGCCTGGAACAACCTCAAGACGAGGGCGCGGGCAATCGGTGTCCCTGGCTTTCAGACTGGCGGTATTGTCCCCGGCCCGGTCGGCGCTCCTGCCTTGGCGATGGTGCATGGCGGGGAAAGGATAAGCCCAACAGGGCTGGGTGGAGGCAACACAGGGGGGGGCGGAGTAACATTTAACGTCAGCATTGGTTTGTATGCCGGTACGGAAACGGAGAAACGGAACATTGCCAGGGATCTCTATTCAGCTCTTTTACAGGTGGCCCAGTCACAGAACAAAACGGTCGCACAGTTAATGAACGGATAACAATATGTCATTCACGCTCGGCGATACTATCCTACCTAACCCTAAGGAAATGACAAGGGAGTTTATCGAAAGGAGCGCCGAAAATCTATTAATAGCGGGCAGGACGACAAAACGGATGGAAAACAGGAAGGAGAGGTTCATTCTGAAGTACCAGAATCTAACTCAGGCCCAAGTAGGAAGTATCCTTTCTGAATATGAGTTACATACAACAAGGTTGTTTATCGTCAATGATACGAATATGCCAATAGGACCAACTGATGTCTTTATTGATGTTTCCGACCGTGAATATCCTATTAGCGGCCCATCATATAGACAGGACCTGACTCTTGTCTTAACCGAAGTTATATGAAAAAGGCAGAAAAGATTAAAAAAGTAGAAAGAGGAGACATTCTTTATGCTTGGCTCAGGAATTAGCTCGGAATCAATTTGGACTCCCTTTGATAGTATCTGTACAGCGACTATTAGGTCTGTACGGGCCCAATGTTTGATAGCCTGGACCAGGTCAACTGACGTAGCCAGTTATGCGGTAGTCGGCTCATCGCTGGTAGGCGGATACGATATTGTCAAAGGTATTGGGGACGCTGGCATAAACGAGGCGGATTCGTTTTTCTACTTTGACGAAACCAGTCGTGTTATTAGGCTTGAGTATGAAAGGCATCTTGTTGAGCCGTTGGGTGGGACTTCTATCGCGATGGCCGATATAGTCTTGGACAACACCGATTTGAGGTTTACTCCGGATTATAGCGCCACTATTGGGACAGCTATTAGGCCGAACAGGCCGTTCAAGATGTTCATTGGCTTCCAGGTCGCAGGGCAGGAGAGGATGATCCCGATAATCGAAGGGCTGACCTTACAGCCGCAGGAGGACAAGATTAGGAGAACGGTTACCATCTCTGCCTATGACTTCATGAAATACATTAACGAGAAGCCACAGGAAACGGCCATCTATACTGACCAAAGAAGTGACCAGATTATTGAAGATATCCTTTCCAGGGCTGGTATAGGCTCGACCTTGTATGAGCTTGACCAGGGGCTTAACACAGTCGGTTTTGCTTGGTTTGAGAAGGGACAAACGGCAGGGGATAGGATAAAGAAGATATGTGAGGCAGAGGAGGCTATTTTCTATCAAGATGAAATGGGGATATTTAGATTTGAGAATCGCGACAAGTACTCCAAGGCTCCATATAATACTGCCGTCTGGACGATCGAACCAGATGACATCATAAACTGGAAGCAGGAGCTGAACAGCCAGATTATTAACCGTGCCATTATCAAGGGTGCCCCTAGGTCCGTCAAGGGCGAAACCGAGGTTTGGCGGGACGGGGTTGAGGAGGAGGTCGCGGCAGGAACGACCGTTACCGTCTGGGCGCAGTTCGACGACCCTGTTTCCAGCCTAACGTCGCCTGTGGCTACGACTGACTACACAGCCTATACCGCAACTGGTGGAGGAGGTTCGGATATCACTGCCGACGTTGATATTACTTTGACTTCTTTTACCACAACAGCCAAGCTAGAGATCACCAATAATAACGCTTCCAAGGCTTATGTTAATCTCTTGAAATTGAGAGGGGCGCCAGCTACTGTTGACTATGAGATCACGGAGGTTTACCAAGATGATGATTCGGTTGAGGAATATAATGAACACCAGCAGGAGGTTGGCAATGAATTCATTGATAATCGGACATTCGCCAAGTCGATGGCGAAAGGGATTGTTAAGAGGCATAAGGATACTATTGGTGTACTGAAACTGACGGTCAGGGGGTTGCCGCAATTGCAACTGCGCGATCAGGTGAGGATCAAGGATAACGATCTGGGAACTTATAAGAATTACCGGCTGATTGGGATACAAGGGGTCTATGAGCCAGGAAGTTTTATCCAGAACTTAACTCTCAGGGAAGTTACAAGCAACGAATCACAATGACAGTAACAGAGGAAAGCGTAAGGGTGACACTTAGGAAGCCTGTCGAGAGAGTGGCTTGTCGTGCGTACCTTGGGGCCAATCAGTCGAATATCGCTTCGGCGTCTGATGTTAAAGTTAGCCTTGCCGTGACTGAGTATGACCTGGGTGAAAACTTTGACACTGCCACCAATTACCGCTTTACGGCTCCAGTTTCCGGCCTATACAATATTATCGGGCAGGTTACTTATGTTGATTCTAGTGTTCAAGCTGACAAGAGCTATAAGGCAATGATATTCAAGAACGGAACTGCCATCAGCGGAGCTAGTGTCACGGCTTCGGTAGCTGAGTATGTTTCGGCCGTGACTGCTACGGAAGCATACCTAGAGAAGGATGACTATATCGAATTGTTTGCTTATACTAGCGGGACTGGCGATACAGTGGACATATATGGCACTTCAGCCTACACATACCTTGTTATCAGGTTGATTACCAAGGAGGGAATAAAGCAGTGAGAAAAGTACAAGCTTCGGCAAGGACGGCACTTGATGTTAAGCGGAAAGGGCGGGGTAGGATTGAGATATACTCTTTCTTCCCCTGCGATAGGGGTGATTGTAAATGCCAGGGGATAATCAAGAAATGGAAGGAAAGGCTAGCCGTGATGAATGACGGGCAAAAGGAAGGGGAAATTAGAAGGGTTAAATTCCTAACTTGCCCAAGGGATAAGACAGGCATGAGCCGTTACCAGATATCGTGCAAGAAATGTGGCGAAGTACTCGGCTACTGTTGGGCTACTGATGACTCCCTTTCCGATTGGTGCGACCTGCATTATGTCAACTGGACAGACGGCAAACAATGGCACGGATGCCTGACTCCGCACATTTCGCCGATAACCCAGGAACTTTGCTTTGAGTGCTGTTGTGGGGCCGATACGAGGGATTTTCGGGCAAATATGACGATATCGGAAAAGCGGGCAATGGCAATCGAGAAAACCAACAGTATTGGAAGGGGATTCGGGAAGACAAAATCGGCATTCCAAGTTAGAAAAGTTGCGAATAGTATGTTACCATTTAAGTAGCTGGAAATAAGGAAACAAAAAGATGGCAGACATTCTCTACACCTCGGTCACTTGGACAGTCGGTGACGTTATTACCGAAGCAAAGCTAGACGCAATGGTGGCCAATGACAGGGCGGTGGATTCGCACGACCAGGGAATGTTGATAACGGAAAGGGCGATTCCTTCCACTCCGTCATCCAACAAGCTATACCTTTATGCTAAGGACAACAGTGGAGTTTCCGGACTTTTCGTCATTAATGATGCTGGCACTAACTTCGAGGTCGGGGAAAGGCAACCGATGTTCGTTTTTACAATCGTCGGAACTTTGGCTACTGGAACGTCTATGACTCCCTTGCTTGTTGCTCCCAGGACACTTACGATAATCAAGGCTTACGCCAATGTCAAAACGGCACCGACTGGGGCGGCCCTGATCTTTGACATAAACAAGAACGGTACTTCTATCTGGGCCTCTACCCAGGCAAACAGAGTGCAAATAGCGGCTTCGGCCACTTCTGGGACGAAGACGTCTTTTGATACCACTGCCCTGTCTGAAGGCGATGTCCTTACGCTTGATGTTGACCAAGTCGGATCGACGATAGCCGGGGCCGACGCCACGATTAGCCTCAAATGCAAATAACATGGCCCAGTTCATTAGTTTTGGTAACGGACATGATGGGAACAAGGTTGTCAGCGGAACCGAAGATGTAAACACTAGGACTTCCTGTAGTGGCTCAGCCGGGGCGACAACATTAAGTGTAACTTCCGAATCTGGTTTTGTGGCTGGCGATATGGTGATGATCCACAAGAGTCGTGGAGATACAACCACAACCTGTGGCACCTATGAGATCAATTTTGTGGTATCGACTTCTTCTGGACAGTTAACCTTACTTTATCCCCTTGTCAATTCTTATCAGGATTTAGGAACGAATCAGTCACAATGTATCTTAGTCCCTCAATATTCATCCTTAACAGTACCAGTTTCTACGACAATAACTCCTTCCTCTTGGGATTTGAACGTCGGTGGAATAACAGTGATCGCTTGCAACGGCTTGGCAAATATTGTTGGGACAATTTCCGTTAATGGGTCGAATGGGGCTAATGGCGTGAACGGTGTTAATGGCCCGACGACGACTGGTGGTAGTTATTATGGTGGTCCTAACGAGCAAGGTGGACAACAGGGTTACCAAGGCGAGGGTACTGGCGGTGTGGGAACAAGTAGTACTGCCGCCAATGGTAATGGTGGTGGAGGAGGTTATGAGAATGGGAGTGAATCCTGGGGCAGCGGTGGTGGGGGTGGACATGCAAACAGCGGAGGTAATGGAACAGCTAACTCTCTTGGGTCAGGAGGTACAGGAGGGGCTGTTGCTGGGACATCTGATTTAACGACAATGGTATTTGGTGGTGGTGGCGGTGGTGGGGCAGTCAGGACTTCGGAACAAGGTGGTGCTGGCGGTTCGGGTGGTGGCATTATTGTCCTTCTTTGCAGATATATCCAACTGACTGGGGCAGTCAGGGCTAATGGAGGGAACGGGGGCAATCCTTCATATCTAAGTGGTGGCGGTGGCGGTGGAGCCGGAGGCTCCATTCTGATTAGGTCGGTAAGTGTCATTCTTGGTAGTGGCTTGATTACGGCGACAGGCGGCTCTGGCGGGACTAGTGCTGGTAGTGGTTCGGTAGGAAGAATTAGGATTGAGGCGTGTAGCCGGACAGGTACAACTAACCCGCTTGCTTCTGAATCAGTCGGCGGTTTCAGCTATTGTGGCTCAGCGGTACAGGTCATCGAGTAAGTTCAAAACTTGCAAAGTCTTTGTTATGTCTTAAAATCAAAATAGTGGAATATACCAAAGACAAGCTGATCGGTGTCCTGCTGGAAAACTCGACCAAGATGAACGAGGCGCTCGTCGGCATCAAGGACGCCATTGAGAGCATCAACGACCAGAACGTGCTCCATTGCCAGGCAATCGAGGAAAACACCAAGACTTCGCAGAACCTGGTCTCCGCCACCAATTCGACCTACAAGCTCTTCAAGTGGGTCATGATCGCCCTTGTGATGGCCATTATCATGCTGGCTGGGGCAGAGAAGGTACTGACCTTTATTCCGTTATTCCCCTAACATGATCCAAAGCATATACTCTGCTGGGGCGGTGGTAAGGATGCTGTTGTATCTTTGGGTAGCCTACGAGTGTGCTCTGCTTGCCTATCTTTATCTGTTCGGATATGAAAAGATGAAGAAAAGCCCGATCATCGGCGCGCTGAAAGACCTGTTCGTCTGCCTTGGCCTGTTCTTTTTCTGTTTTGCCTTTGTCGCCATCACCATCCCTTTCGACGGCAAATACCGCGAGTCCTTGTTGGTAGTTGCCATAGCACCGACCGTAGGGGTCATCTACACTTTGAGGCGGTTCCGCCACTGGAGCTTGACTAAAAATGGGGAAAGGAATAAAAACAAATAAATGGCCAAAAGCGTACTTATCATCTGCGGCCACAAGAACATTGAAGGCATTACTGCCAAAGGCCTGCGGACATGGCGGGCCTGGTCACAACTGGCCAAGTCAACAGGGGCGTCTGGTGAAAAGGATTGGGTATGGGACAAGCTCATGCCACTACTTCGCGACAAGCTAATCACCGCTGGGATCCAGGTTTACATCACTGACGCTATTTACCATGAGGAAACCTACAGTCGGGATTATGATCTTTGCGTCGCCCTCCACTTTGACGCCGGGGGAGAAAATTCCCGTTGCATGATCTCTAAGCCCCGCCCGGATATTGTTCCGCCTTTCATTACCAGCGAGGCTTCCCTCCAGTCCGACCATTTCATTTCCCATTGGAACGAAACATATCCGGCCAAGACGGGGATAAAATTGCGCAATGACGCCGTTACTGTAGGGATGACAGACTATTACTGTTGGGACTATGTTGGAGTCAATACCCCTTCTGTCATTATTGAACACGGTAATAATACCTGTCCATCTGACCATGAGACCATGTTCGACAGGACGAACCTGGTAGCAGACGGTGATGTTGAGGCAATACTTAAATACTTTCAGATACAGTCTGAGGAGACTGACCAGAAGTTTCACCTGGTGCAAGGGGGTGTCGAGATAAAGACCTATGACAAAAACCCCGATGACATTATTTTGGAGCTTTCGGGTAAACTTAAAACGTCTGACGATGCTTTGGCAGGCAAAACATTGGAGGCGAACGAGCTACGAGGAGAGTTGGAAAAGCAGGAAAGAGACAATGTTGACCTTAGTAACCAGCTTCTCAAGGCACAGTCGGAGAAGAATGATGCCAATCGTGAGCTAGCCGTCGTTCAAGGACAGATAGAAGGGTTCCAGAACGAGATTGACAAACTGCGTGACCGCGTGACTATACTTGACACGACCAGATTGGAGCTTGAGCAGAAAGTCAAAGATGCACAATACCTACAGGCGAGCCAATTGTCTATTGGCATATTGGCCAAGGCTTTCATTACCAAGTTATTTCATGGCAAAACGGAAGAGACGTAAGCTGTTTCGTTCTAGGTGGCGGAGGGGGGGTGAATAACAATGATAAAAACAACAGGAATATTGGAAACACCAATAGGCAAGATGGTGCTGGAAGCGTTGCGCTGGGCGGTACTGGCTTTTGCCTCAACCTTGATAACCAAACTGCTCGAGCTGGTTCCAAATGCCGAGATTGATTCAAATCTCACTGTTTACTTGACGATCTTTTTGCGGTTTATTGACGCGGCATTACACAAATCTGGAGTGGCAGAAAAAGGAATTACCAGGTTTTAGTTATGGGGAACAAGAAGGGCGGAAGTTTCAACTCAACTCAATTGGGTCAGCCAGGGGAGGCTATCCTTCCGCCTATTGTTATTATATCAAATAATATCAAATGACTGAAGCAAATCGTTCGTCAGAGTGGCTTCTCTGGTTCAGAAAGAGAGAGCAGGAGAAGCATGGTATTAGACCAAAAGATGACAGGCAATCTACGCTTGAGAGCCAATACCCAAAGCATGAATATACGATAAAAGAGAGAGGGGGTGCAATTATGGAGCGCAGAAAATTTATAGAGATAGCAGGAATGGCAGGATTGGCTGGACTAGTAGGAAAGACAGACATCGCCACGAGGGAATCGGTAGAGTTTGCCGAGAACGAGTCATCAATGTCGAAGGTTGTCACTAGGACGGTAATGGACACGGAAAGGCTAGTGTTTAGCTCGCTTGGCTTGAAAATGACACTTCAGGAACAGCTTGCGATCTACCAAATGGCGGCAGATGCGATAGACAAGGGGGTAGATCCATTCCAGAAGGATTTTTGGCAGAAGGTTAAAGAGGCTCAACCGGAAGATAACCCTAATACTACATTGGCCAGTTATGTTGGGATTAAGCAGGAATTAAGGAGAGCTTGATGACCAGGAAAGAAAGGGAGCCGGTGATAGAACCGATGAGCGAAGAGGGTTTTTACGACAAGTTGCACCAACTTGAGGACTATTGGGCGAATATTGTCATCAACGCCAAGCTGAAAGTGATGGAATTGGCCGAGATGAGGGAAAAGGCTTGTCGTGCCGTTGACGAAGGGCAAACTGTTCACTACTTTACAATGAATGGTGAGCCAATGATTGAAACCTATCCAAAAGAGAGGGCTGGATTTATAAGAGATGTACAATGTCCGAACGCGAGAACTCGATCATAGTTGACGGTAAGGGGACTTGGGCCGAAGTATCCAAAACCCCTATTTCCTCATCCCCGGAAGTAGATGACAGGCTTCTTAAAGAAAACAAACCATTCAATATAGACCAATTTGCTGATGAGCTTGGGTTAGGGGTAGAGGTAGTTAAGGAGGCGATAGATGGCCTTAGAAGGAAAGGCTACAATTTTGAGAACTCCGGGGAAACCTATGTCCGGGGCAAGTCGGCCAGGGGCGGAAATGTTTACGATGCCACTAGGCGCTTTGACGGACAGCATTTTCTGTTTGGGATAGTTTCCGACAAGCATTATTGCGACAAGCAGACAAACGAGGAGGCAGTGGAGCGAATGTACGATACTTTCGAGAAGGAAGGGATAACGACCGTCTTTGACTGTGGCGACCTGACCGCTGGGTGGAAGGTCTATCATGGGCAGGAGATGGAGCTGACCCACTTCGGCCAGGATGAGCAGATAGATTATGTTATCAAGAGCCATCCCCGCCGGAAGGGGATCACCACTTTCGCTATATCAGGCAACCATGACCTGAAGGAATATGAGAGGGGCGGTGCTGACCCACTGGTGCAGATAGAACATTGTCGGGACGACATTGTTTATCTTGGCCAGCTTTCGGCCAATGTCAAGCTGACTGAAGGGGTGACATTGGAGATGCTACATCCAGGTGGTACTTACCCATATGCACTTTCTTACAAGGCGCAACGGGACATCAATAACCGCCAGCCGAACCAATTGCCGGACATTCTGGCATATGGCCACTATCATGGTGCTTTCTATATGTACTATCGAGGAATACATTTTATCCAGGCACCGACTTTCAAAAACCAAGGCCTGTGGGAGAGGCGGATGGGGCTAAACCCTGTCGTCGGGGGCTGGGTGGTAGAAGCGGCAGTTTATGGTGATAGGATCGGCTGGTTCAAACCGCAACTACACACCTTTGATAGGAAGGGATAGCTGATTCATATTAGTATAGATTGGGGCTTGACAATCCATAGAAAATATAATAGAATGTAACTGTAATGGGGCAAGCGGATTTAGATGTATGTCGGATGGGCTTTCGGGTCTCGCCGACTTGTCTAAATATTGCGGATTACCGCCTACGCTTTCTTGAAGCTTAACAAGCGGGGAAGGTGAATGCCCAAAAACTGACACTTTTATCGTACAAAAAAATAATAGCTTGTCTCTTGGGCAGAAGCCGCTGATAACACGAGCTTTTGCCCAACAGAGAGGTTAATTAGTCAAAAAGGAAAAAATGAGACTTTACCGACAAGGCGATGTGCTTTTCAGGGAAGTGGCTACCATTCCCGAAGGGGCGAAGTTAAAAGGCAACAAAGTAGTGGCCGAGGGTGAGGTTACCGGTCATAAGCACCAGTTTCCCCCCGATAGCCAAGTCCAGCTCTACCAGTTGGACAGCCGCTTATACGCCCATGTTTCCGTGCCGACACCGATCGAGCATGAGAAGCATGACGACATTATTATTGAAAAGGGCGAGTATGAGATCGTTCCCGAAAAGGAGTTTGACTACTATGAGAATGATCTTAGAAAGGTGGTGGACTGATGGAGATAAACGCCGAGGCTCAAGCGGTAATAGATCGGATTGCGGCGGTGATGGCTAAACCGCCTCGGTTTAATGCGGAAGCCATCACACAATGCTTTAAGCGTCAGTATGAGTTGTTGGTATGAAGATGCCTAATGTAGAGGTGGGTAAAGACTTGGTGTATGGATATAAAGCCGCACGGGATGCCGCATGGGGTGCCGCATGGGGTGCCGCATGGGATGCCGTATGGGGTGCCGCACGGGGTGCCGCACGGGGTGCCGCATGGGGTGCCGCACGGGATGCCGCATGGGATGCCGCATGGGATGCCGCACGGGATGCCGCCGTATTAAATACTGGCTTAAAAGACAGTGCCAGCTTAAGGTTTCTCGCTTTAGAAATGGAAATGTTAAGAGCTCTCGAAAACGGGCTTGGATGGTACTTCCCTATGAAAAACAAACTAATTTTGATCCCCATCCCGAAGATTGCGGTTGATGAGAGGAAGCGACTGCATAGCCTTGAGAAGCCTGCTGTCAGCTGGAGAGGCGGGGCCAAGTTTCATTTTATTCATGGGGTGAAGTTCGACAAGATCCTTTGGGAAAAGGTAAGAAGGAACAGGCTTTCAGTAGAGGAGATGTTGGGGCTGAAGAACACCGAACAGCGCATGGCTGTCCTGAAAGTGAAAGGCCCTGATGCGTTGTTGGCCGAGGCTAATGCTGTCATGGTTAACCAGACGCCGAGCAAGAAGTACCAGCTTTATCTTATCGAGAATGTCTTTAGCCAACCGGCCTACTTTTTGAAGTATGTTTGTCCATCCACCGGCAGGGTTTATGTTTCGGGTGTTGAACCCGAAGTAGGCAAACTGAAGGATGCTGGCAAGGCTATAGCTTGGAAGTGGGGGCTTGAGAAAGAGGAATACGGGCAAATTATTGAAGCGAGCTAAATGAAATACACACATAGAAACTACAAAGGTCAGTACACCGCCTGGGCAGCCTCCAGGTTCGGAGTGGCGGTGCTTGCTGGCACGATTATTCTTTCTTTGGCGGGCTGGGTGGAGCGGACGAACGACCCCCGGTGTAAGGGGTTGTTCACGCCGATTGCCTGTGAAGATGCGTTCAAGAATTACACCAAGATGGTCGCTGAGATGACGACCAATGGCTGGAAACCTTACAAGTGGAGTTACAAGACAAAGATTAACTTCTGAGGAAGGAGGTGAACCGTGAAGACCATTCAGGAATTAAAGCAGGAACTCAGAGACGCAAAGATTACCGCTTTCAAGAATGCGAAGAGCCAACTGGATGTCCTCGGTATTTGGAGACAGGACAAGCGGGTGAAGATACCGAATCAAGCCAAGCTGTTCTTCTGTTCAGGGTGCCGGAGCAACTACTACAACGGCGTAGGCGCTTCGGAGTGCTGGTGTCTGAACAAGGCTAAGCTATGCAAGAGAAGGATTTATCGGAGTCTGAACAGCACTAAGCCGGAGGAGGTTATTACCCTCAACTGCTACACACAGGAATATCACTGAGTCTTGCGCCTGATCTCGATTTCGCAAGACTTCGAGATCGGGACGGAGGACTTTGACAATTCAATGCTTGGGTGGCGGAATAGTGGGGGAAATAGTAGACGCTAGGGCTATAGACCAAGGCTTTAGGAGCCGTGCAAAGTGACCCGCCCTCGAAATCTTTGCCCCAAGCATTGAGTTGTTAAAACAATGACACGCTACACGTACACACTGCTGAAGGACGGGAGAGCTATATCCCTACGTCGTGCCACCACAGCGAGGCGTTTTGGCGGACTTTTAGCTTCGGCAAAATCCCAGATTCAACGAAAAAAGGGCGTCGTCCACCTGAAGGTCAACTACGGGCGCATGATGAGCAACTTCGGCGTCAAAGAAGAATTCATCAACGAGGGTTACTACGACAACTACGAAGACTTACTGTTAGCATGGCAAGCATTTAGCCATTGATTAGCCGACCGGGGTTCAAATGCCAGGGGTCGGTTCACAGAAAAGCCTGGCAGCTAAAACCTGATGCGCCCCCGAGGCGGTTATTAGTGAGTTAGAAAGGAAAGTATGAGGATCATTACTTGGTTGCTGTTACTGGCAACGATCATCTCGGCGGTGCTGTTCTACCGCTGCAGTAAGGAGAACCTGGAACTGCGGCAGGAGAACGCCGAGATGCGCTACGAGCTACAAAATAAGTGAAGGAAAACGAACCAAGGTGCGAACTGGACAGGCTCTCCTTCGTCTATTTGCGAGGGGGGTTGGTTCAGATGGGGACTTACCGGCCCATTCCGTGTACTTTGGAGGGGTACCGAAGAAACGAGACCCCTGTAAGGACAATAGAGGTGGAGCCGTTCTGGATTTGTCGGTACAAGGTTACAAACCTTATGTTCGAGGCCTTCAAGCCCCACGAGAGGGCAGAGACGTCCCCATCAGACGAATGCCCGGTTACGGAGATTACTTACGGGGAGGTCTTGTCATTTATTGACTGGCTCAACAAAGACACAGGCAAGCACTTCCGCCTCCCCACCGAAGGCGAGTGGTGCTTCGCCGCCGCCCCCTTCGGACAGGAGTATCCCCACGGCAACACCCCTAACTTCGATGCCGGTCATGTACACGGGGACAGCCTTCCTAGAGGAGCCTTGCCCGTAGGCGATCCCCGTTTCCCTAGAAACTGCTACGGGTTGGACCAGATGGGCTACAACGTTTCAGAGATGACACAGGGGATGTATTACACCGAAGGACACAACGGGGCGGAAACAGATGGGGCTTACTGTATCGTCAAAGGAGGAAACTGGG